TCTTAAACAGAGACATCAAGTAATCCTTTTGAGTTACATCTTGAGGCAAGGTTTGATTCATTGGCATAGTATCACCTACTACTATTGCAGGGTTAACATTTATTGTAAATATTGCACCCGTTGCAATTGAGAAATCAAAGTTTATGTCAGGTGTCCACGGGACGTTGTATGTTTCTGCTACCATTACGGCTAAATAAACATCCTCCCCAACTTCTAACTCATGTTCATTAGTGCTAAAACTAAATGTATTGGTAGATGAAGAAACACCTATCGCCACACTTCCCGCTGTAAATCCTGCCCACTCAGTTCTGATTGTTTCTAATACTGTGTAATTAGTGCCATCAAATTTAACTACCGCCAACTTTAATGCGATAGTGTTTCCTGATGCAGGGTCTGCTGACAAAAATGCCGTCCTATTAATTACTGTTAGGGTTACCCCTAAACTTCCCCTAAAAGAATATTTACCTTTGGTAGCAACCGACCAAACGCCTGTACCTGTATTGTAATCCGTTCCCGATGTATTAAAGTTAACGCCTGTCGAATCGTCTTGAAAGATAACTGTATCGTAAGAACTAACCGTTGCAGGTGTTGTTGTAAGTGTTCCCGTTTGAGCCGTTGTGATTCGCTCAACAAAAAATATCCTATCTACAATCTCAGACTCATCTAAGACTATACCCTCGCCCGTATAAGGAACTATTAACCTTTTAAAGAAATCGCTATCAAAGAATGCACTTGTATAACTGAATCCTGCCGCTGCAAATATCTTGTCTAAGTATTCCTTTTCAAATATAGCAGGTAAGAATTGAGCCACCGACCACAAATCGTAAGAAGGTGACAACCCGTAATCAATCATAGGATAAACATAACCACTGCCTAGAGTCGGTGTCCATGATGCTGCTACATTTGTGTTATTCCATGTATGGTCTAATGAACTAAAATCCAAGTCGGTTAGTTTAGAGTTACCTATACGGTTAAACAAGTCATAAGTAGTGCCGTAAATCGTAATGACAAACATTATAGCGTTGAAGTCGTCACGTTTGATGTTAGTTAATTGAGCATACCCTTCTAAGTAGGTTATGTCATTAACGTCTATTCTTGCAGGTATCTTTAAGTTAGGGTTGAAGTCGCTATTGAAGTTAGTAGTCGTTGTGTTTTGAATATCTATATTGACATTGAACTGATAACCAAATAAGGCTGCAGTCACCTCTGAATAGGGTATCATTATCGACTTTGTGTAGTCGCTCCATATCTGGTTAACGTTATCAATGTTATAACTCTTCTTAGTGATACGAGGAACTATCTCCTCAACAAATGGGACTAACTGATTATTTAAGTATAAACCTACCATTGTTGCAAAGTATTATTCATGTCAATTTCAAATGTCAATGATAAGTTCATTATCCTATCAACTCTTGAGGTCTTACCCTCATAGTCGGTATTCAATACGTTAACCGCCCTCCATGTCCCGCTATCATTCCAAAACACATTGGGTGACGTAATTAAGTCCTCTAATGCAGTGTATTCCATTTGCGATAGGTTATCACTATTTACTGTGTATTGTTCAACCACGCTCGTTTGAAACTGCTTCTTTCGCCTTGCATAGGCATCGTTAACAATAGTACTCCCTGAGATACGTCTTGTAATATTGTTCTTTAAAAACTGTTTGTCTGAGATAGTGTTCTTTTTGAACTTACCGTTAAATATCCATCCATCCCAACCACCTTGACGATTGAGCCACATTAGTTCGTAGGTAGTACCCCACTTAGTGTTAGTGCATCTATCTATCTTGAACATGTACGCCTTAGTGTTGACATAGCTAGTAGGTATTGAAGAGTAACACTGTATGTATTCTGCCTGAGCAACCTCTCCAGAAGTAAACCCATAGTCAGCCACCAATGAAGATGGCGTTATTCGCCAATCACACCTATAAGGTAGTGTGGCAACTGCAGCACTGTTAAGTTGTTTATATTGAATTTGTGTATAGGTGCTATCAAACAAGGCTATATTTAAAGTAGCACTTCCTGTTATTTGTGATACTAAAGAACACACATAAACGGATTGACTATAAAAGATAGTTCTAAATGGTGTTGCTGCTGAGATAGTGTTGAAGGTTGTCTCTGCTGCAAAGACATCTCTCTCGGCATGGTTCTCAAAGTTAGTAAGATACTTTTTGTTTTGCCCTGCAATACCGACATATTTTCTATAATTGTTGTTCTGCCAATCCTTATAACGAAAATCTCCATGCCATGCAGGGAAGGTAGCACCTGATGCTGATGCACCACTCAATGCAGGAGTAGTTCCGTAGTACTCACGAAAGACCGCCCTCCATTGTTTCATCTCAGTTAGTGTGTTGACCGTTCCAGATGTTAGGAAGTAAGGATATGTTTCGTTGTCCTTAGATTGAACAATTGAACCTATGTCAATGATAGCTTTTGTAGTGCCGTATTCGATAGGCTTCTTAATAGTAGCTACTAATGTGTTAGCACCCGTGACATCGTAATAGATTAAACAGTTAACCTTGAAGTTAGGCTGTGTTGAGTTGTCGCTGTTAACTAGATATTCAATAGGGTTGTTTGCAGGTGAAAATGCAAACGTACTATTAGGGTCTTGATTGATTGTAAGTGCCATACATAAGAATAATATAATTAGATACTATCTTGTTATAACTGCTCAGGCTGTCTATCCTTAAAGTTGATTGTCAAGTCCTCTAATGTCTTCGCACCGTATAGATTTATCATTGTATCTGAGAATTGATTTAACCACTTGTCATTGATTACGCTTGAATAGTAAGGCACTCCTTCAATACCGTTCTTCTTAATACCTACCCCTATAATGTAGGCTAATGAGTTCAATCTCTTTTCGGTAATCGGTAATCGTTTCCCTTTACCATCTCTAGGGACAATACCCCTATTAAGCATGAATTGTCTTATGGCTGCTAATGGTGGAGGTGATGCCTTGCGAAATGAGTAAGGGCTATTCCTGCCCTTCTGTAATCCATTAACACCTTTATCAATAAAATCGTAATACTTAGGCATGTAGATATCAACTTCAATCAATCCATCTTTAATATCAATCTTGTATAATGGTTCTTCGCTGCCTATGCTCTGAGCAGTGTTGCCTGAGCCGTATCTATTGCGACCTTTACTATCAACCATCTGAGCCATGTTAGTGGCTATCCTATTGATAGTATCTTGTAGTAAATCCTTTATCGGGTCTGTGTTGATAGTAGCCATTATAGGTTAATATAAAAAGTGGTGTTTGTGTTTTGTTTTCGTACTGAGCGAATGAGACTAACTGTTTATTTATCAATCAATTGTAAAAGTACTTATTTTTTATTCCTTAGCCGTTCTTCGTAAGAATCTTTATTGATAAAATACACCATCTGATTCAATGCCCTATAAAGAGGCAACTCCTCGACTGCCTCCCATTGAAGGTAGTTACCATTCGAGAGTATGTCTAACCATATCTGCCATGTAAACCTCTTTAGAAACGTATCGCCTTGAGTTTCTTCTGTATCTGTTTCGTCTGGTTCTCCAAATACCGCAACAAATTGCGTTCGAAGTTTTCGCAATAGAGCAAAAAAAAACTACTCAACCCATACCCCTCTGAGGCTGTCATATTATTGTAAATGTATTCAGAGCGTTCTTCGAAAGACATCGGTGCAGTCCATAGCTTAGCAATAATCTTATGTCGGTTCTTATCGACATCAACCTTCATTAGTTCCATTGTGTCAATGAAGTCCCCGAACTTTAAGTCTCTAAGGTCTAAAATTAACTTATGGCCGTTAAACTTCTTGGGACACTTACCTGAGATAGGTGTACTTAAAAAGGAATACTTCTGTTGAAGTTTAGATAACTCTTTAACGTCTATCTCATAGAGGTCTTCTACTGTCACCCCTTCTAAGTAGGCGATACCTGCAAGTCCCTTGTCTAAGTCTGTTGTGTATTCGTCTGCATAGCTATCCATCTCAAACTTCTGTCTGAGTGTAATGTTATCGTATGTCATATTTGCCATAATTTCTTTTGGTTGTCATTGTATAAACGTATCTCTTTGCATCCATTGCGTGGTTGTTTATTCCTATTGGTTCATTGAGTGCAGTGCCATTCTTATCTGTCATCCATACATAACCACGTTCCTCTTTGATTAGGTTTGTAGATTGTTCTGTTACATAGAACTCCTCCAACTGTTGTATTGCCTGGATGCCATGAACAACTGAGTCCTTACCCTTCTCGCAAGGCACTGCCTTTATACCATATGTTCTAAGTTCTGCGATTGACTTAGGTTCTGCACTATCGCAGACAGTAAGGGTGTTGTATGGTTTAACTACATTAGCAATATCTTTATTAGACATTTCCCTTTGATATGCTAACTCATCAAAGTAATACTTACCATCCATGTAGTAGAGTGCAATGATAGCAGTTGGGTCATTAGTATAACCGAAGTCAATACCTATCCCTTTAAGAGTTGCCTCTTTGGGTATGTCCTTGCATTGTTTCCAATTGGTGAAGATAGTACCCTGAACAGAACCGACTTCACCTAGACCATAGACACGCCACCAATTAGCCCAATAGGTAGACGTTAACGCCTTTTCTTTGGCCTTCTCTATCTCATTAACTATTGACGTATCAAGTCCCTCGTTATCCTTGTATGTAAGTATTACGAACTCAGTATCATTGTCAGGTACTACCTCGCTATGCACCCAAAAAGAACTGGTAGGATTAAAGTCTAACCAAATATACTTTGATGTTCTTATTGCTAACTGATGGTATGCCTCCCATGCAATGTTGTTGCACTCGTTAATGTATAAGATGTGCCGCCTTGCCCCTCTAAGTTTCTGTTCTTGTTCTGCTGAGAAGAACTCTATAAAAGAACCATTCTCAAAGGTGTAAGTTAATAGGGTTCTATTCCACAGAGGTTCTTTGTATCGCTCTGTCCAATTGAGTATCTTTAGAAAGTCTTTTATTGCACCACGTCTAAGATGTGGGATTGATTCAGATACTATTGATATCTCAGTGTTAGGGTTCTTTGTTGCGTAGTCAATCAAGATAGGGATAATACCAAATGTCTTGCCTGCACTTGTTCCGCCTTGAACAACCCTCTTGCGTTGGGTTAGTTTAAGTAGTTTATTTATTGCGGTCGTCCGTAGGAACATCTGGAAACAATGGTGGTGTTTGTATTATAGTCTGCTCAATGTCTAACTTGTCACCGTACTTCTTAGGTTTTAGCTTTGAGGCTATCCATTTACGGGTATCTATTCTAAGTCTATCTCTTTGAACTACATTCGCACCCGTGAACGCTGTGTGGTCTTCTTCTGTGTGTTCGGAGATGTCTAACATATCCTCTACAAGATAGTCTGCCTGCTCCTCTTTCGCGTGGGCGTATTGTAGTAAAAAGTCTGGATAGTTATTTATCCAATTTAAAATAGTCTTAGTTTCTACACCTACCTCTTTTGCGACAGTTCTTAG